CGCCCAAATTGCAGCACCAGCCGCCCGGAACACTGCCCCGAGTGATTGACCAGTGACGGCGGCTTTGTTCTGCAAAATATCCAGCAACTGCGGACCTTGCTGGATGGCGATCATGAACGGCGACATACCCATTGCCGCAGTCACACCAATATCGGCCAACTGACGCGTTGCGTTGAGACTGTCTTGCGCAGTAAATTTGATTGCAGCACCAGCCGCTTTAGCACCAGCGCTTACACCGTCTAAATGATCACGATACGCGACCATATGCGCGTCGAGTTGTTGCGTCCCGGTGCCTGCCGACATTTGATCGATTTTAAGCTGACGCAGGTTTGCCCGATATGCTTCGACATGCGCGTCAAGCGTCGCCAGCTTGGCACCGGTCGCCGCAGCCGCTGCGCCTTGCGATCCAATGGCACTGGTGGCAGTTCCGGCAGCGCTAGCCATGCCTTGATTAGCAGTCGCGACACCAGCCGCAGCCGCTGCGGTCGTGTTGAATATCACCGTCGTCTTGGACGCTGCGGCGCCTACCTGACCAGTAGCAGCGGCTGCAACCGAAGACGTTGCAGCGGTTTTATCAAGCGCCGCATTCATCTTATTCGACGCACTGACCAAACCAGCCGCAGCCGATGCCAGCTTATCCGCCGCAGCGTCCACCTTTGCGAGACTGGACGAAAGCTTTGCCGACGACTTTTCAGCACGACCGGCAGCGGGCGACAAAGCTTCCATCGCCTCTTTGGCAGTTTTAAGATCACCGGTATCAGCGGCAAAACCCAATTGCGCAATATCGGCCATTAATAGCGCCTCCGACGACCTCGACTACTCTTTTCAGCTTCGGCAGCTTGAAGCGCCTTTTGCCGTTCATTGTAGTCATTAAGTTCTTTATTCATTTCGGCGCAAAAGGCGCTGTCCATGGCAGACAGCATAGCATATTCGTTCGGATAGACAATGTTATCCGTTGCCTGACACCATGCGACAAATTCGGTGGGCGGGATCGGCTCGCATACCCCATCCCGCACGCGTCTAACCCGGTCGGACAGGTCGAAATACCAATCCCATAGATGCCGCCCCAATTGAGGCACAATCAAAGGCGGCGAGTCTTCTCCAAACGCGTCGTTGCGTTCGCGTCGTGTCTCACCCTTTTCATCGGGTGTGAGATACCGGACGCGAACGCTAACAGCCTCGATTAGTTCGGCTTGGAGTTGCTGAAAAAAGCTTCGGTTTCGCTGATCGCTTCATTGATCTGATCGGCGAACCACGGCTTTTCGTCCAATACCGCAATCACGGTGCGACGATCGAAGTCGGGAATTTCGCCATGAAAAGTATTCTGATCGCCGTCCGCATCCTTACCCCATTCCCATCCGGTCATAGCGCTGAAAAGCAACGTGCTGCGATTACTCTCAAGGTCTTCCGCCTTGAAGTTCTTGCCGCGCTGTTCCAACCGAAGACGTTCGTCGGTGATCTTACGCTTGATTTTCTTCATGCGGTCGTCATCGATATGCATGATCGATACCTTGATTCCGAGCGGTTCCTTGGTGCCGGGATGCAGAATATCGATAACGCGGTCATTCGATACGATGTTGCCGATATCGGCCATTGTCATTGCTCCATAGAAAAAGGGCGGTGACAACTGGTGTGTCACCGCCCCGATTTTGTCAACCCGGTCAAATTCCAGATTAGTCGCCGTCAGTCGGATCGACCGTGATCTGGCGCTGTTGCAGCCCGAGCGTGAAGACTTCCAAATCGAAATCCTCGTTGCGCCCCATCGGTTCACGCGGCCCCATGACCAGACCGCGATTGTAGCGAATGGTGCCGGTGCCGCCGGGAACCAGCGCGTCGTTGCGCACCATCTTGAACGCATAGTTGAAATTGGTGGCAGCGGCGTTGCGCAAAGCGATCTGACCGGGGTCGAGCGGATCGCGCGCCAGCTCGATTTCCGGCGACCCGGCATCGGTCATGCCCTTCGCCTTCTGCACAACGTCCGTATCCCACGTATCGTAGGTCAGGACGTTCGTGCTGTTGCCGACCTCGCCGTGCGAGCCGATACCCTTAATCTCCAGCCACGCTAGAGCGGCGTAGGACGTGGCGTCCAGTACGCCCGGCTGCGGCGTGGTGCAGATATAGAGCTTGGAACCGGCGTTGGTGTTGGCGAAGGCGACGGGCTGGGCCGTCACGACCGAAGCGAGTAGGATGGAGCGGAGGCGCATGGGCGGACCTTTCATCGGCGGAAACACTGATAACGGATACTGGCAGGAAAAAGCATTTCGCTAGGCTCTGTCAGCACGCCCGTTAGATCAGGGTTGCCCGAAATCTGGACATTTTGCAAGGGGCGGTCTTTGCTGAAATATGAAACGATCGAGGCGAGCATGCGTCCGGCTTTATAAACGCCGCTGTCATTTTTAGGCCAATGCAAAATCAACCGATACAAACCACGATAGTTCTTTTCGTTGCCCCAAAAATCATTCGTTCCGTTGTTGGGGACAAAGACGACTTCAAGCCATTTTCCATCATTTGGTTTGGTGAACGCACGTCCAAGATACGCAACCGGTAGTTGCGGTGAATCGGACTGTGCTACTGCGTCAATGGTCGCGGTTTGCAGCGCTTCCAAAATCTCCATGTCATACATTTCGGTCATTTCTTCACGCGCTCCCGTATTTCATTGGTCACCTGTTTCACGGTATCCGGCCATTTTTGCGCAGCGGCTTCAAGAAAACCATCATACGCTTCTCGAATGCGTGCGTAATTCGCTGTCCAACCAAAATAGAAGGTTGCACCAAGCGTCAGCTTTGCAAGCGCAAGCGTCACTGATGCCCCGTCATCCGGATAACTGCCCGGCTCTTTTTTCTCACCCCGAACGGGACCGGTCGGCATGCCGTTATAAGACGGTTGTCCGGACGCTCGCAAAAAGCCCGTATCGACCCGCATGCGACCACCCTTAGCTGTTGCCAACTGCGCATCGTTGATGGTTCGCTGAATGCTTTCGCGGGCTAGAGCGACTAAGCGCTTTTCCGTCGTGATGACCATTTCGTCAACTTGAGCTTGAAAGCCGTAATTCCGCTTGCTTAATTCAAACTCAAATTTGTTCGGTCCATAGCGTGGTCGGCGTGCCATAATCGGGATGATCCTAATTTTACACGTTGGTCAAATTCCTGTTGCGACACAGCTTCCAAACCGCTAACGTTCAGCATGCCTTACGATCCCGCTTTTATCCTGACCGCCGATAATCGTCATGAGGCGGTCAGCTTCCTTATGGACTGCGGTTATGGTCAGGCGGCACTAGCGATCATGTCAAATGTGGCAATGGCCAACGCCTACCACAAAGAGGGTTGGACGCGAACCCCCACCCCTGATGCGATCCAGCGCGCCACCGCCAAGGCGATCCTAGACACCATGGCAGCGATGCCGGGCGGTCGGATAGATGAGGAACTGGTCCGCTATCTCGCCCGGCAGGAATGCGAGGTCATGCTTGCCAATCTGACGCCGCAGCGGTTGGAAATCGTAACTCCGACCAGTAGCGCGATCATTGACGGACCATTGCATTATTGCACGCCGTTGGTCATCCAGATCGCCAGCCTTGGCGATGCGATCATGTTGGTCGGTCCGGCAGGCTGCGGCAAGACCACCATCGGCGAACATGTCGCCAAAGCGCTCGGGCTGGCATTCTATATCACCAACACAATTAACGATACACACGAACTGACGGGGTTTGTCGATGGTCATGGAAATTACAAGCGAACACCTTTCCGACAAGCTTTTGAGTGCGGTGGGGTATGGATCGCAGATGAAATCGACGCATGGGACGCAAGCGCTTTGCTCGCCGCTAATAGCGCGCTTGCAAACGGCTTCGCTTCCTTTCCCGACAGCGAAAGCCCCGTTTACCAGCACCCCGACTTTAGAATGGTCGCGACCGCCAACACTTTCGGAACGGGTGCGGATCGCGTATATGTTGGGCGAAACGAACTAGACGCTGCATCGCTCGATCGGTTCGCAGTGATTGAGGTTGATTATGATATCAATCTTGAGCGCATGTTTGCCGGGACGAATGACCGTTGGTTGGAACGCGTATGGTCGGTGCGCAAAACCGTCAACGACAAGAAAATCAGGCACGTCGTTAGCAGCCGCGCAATCGGCAAAGGCGCACGTGCATTGTCCATAGGCATCCCATGGGATAAGGTCGAAACGATTTACCTGTTCAAGGGTATGTCCTCAAAAGATCGGAGTAAAATTGATGACTAAGTTTGTGGAACTGACGACCCCGACAGGTCACGCCGCGCTTATCAATCTGGATCATGTTATGATCATTACACCTATGGTTGACGGTTCTAACCAAACGGCGATCGTATATATAAATAGCACCAGCGATCGAGTGATGGAAAGCGCGATGGACATTTTACGAATGATCGAGCCTTAAAATGATCATAGTCAGCGGTCGGACATTCGCGCATAAGGACAAGATACGCTCATATGGTGGGCGATGGAACGGCGATCACCAGCGGTGGGAATTTGAGCGCCTTAGCGACAGCGCAAGAGCCGATCTGATCGCACAAGTCGGATTGATGATCAGCGAAGTCGCATCACCATCTCCACCGCCCAAGCCGATCGCGGACGATGAAGATGACGACAATTGGCTGATCAATCTGTTTGTCGGCAATCGGACGGCTCGCCGAAATATTAATCAGCCGACCAAGCTTTATGGCGACGATCCCACCTATTTCAATTATTTTGCCGATCAAAACCCGTCCGCATTCTTCGGCTTTTCTAGTCTGGAAAAATTTACCGCTTATATTGCTGATATACCGGAACCAATGCGCCATGAAATTGCATGGTCATCAAATGTAAACGTAACAGAATCGAGCGATACAAAAACCATGTCCGAAGCGCTCCATCTGGCGCGTAATGGCTGGCAGGAGGGGCTAGATAGAGCGCAGGAGACAATGCGGCGTCTAAGCCTCGCCAACCCTCGCGTCAGGCGCCGAAAGCCGTCCTTGGCTGGCGGCAGTGTCAACGTAGGGCGCATGCTCGCTGGTGATCCCGCGCATATGATCAGCCGACCGAAACAACCCGGACGCAAAGTTGTCACGTTTTTTGTGGAAGCGGGAACGCCGGGCCGTATCACCGCAAAAACGATGGCAATCCGTGCTGCGTCGATTGGCGCAATGGTCGATTTAATGGAAATGGCAGGATACAGCTGTTCGGTAGTGGCTGTTGACACCTCATTGCAATTTACAACACCAAAATATCAACTAGCGGTGATTTTAAAGGATAGCGGCGAGCGCCTTAATCTTTCTGATATAATCTTTGCTCTAGGGCATCCGTCTTTTGCACGCAGGTTCAGCTTTGCAGCGTTACGTTCATCAACCGAATGTCGAGAAATTTGGGCAAGTCAAGGAAACGCAAGCAACTCTTTTGACGATGAACATAAATGCAGCAATAGTGAATTTTATATACCGGTCATAAAACAGAATATTGACGATCCGTTCGACATGATCGATCATATCATTCCGGACGGGTTGCCTATCGAGATTGAGAGGGAATAACCATGAGCAAGCGCAAGGTGCTGTTTACCCATTGGAACGATGAGACGTTGCGCAAATTGCACAATCCGTTTGATGAAGTGCCGTCGAGCGTATTGGAGAATTATCGCAAGGAATTGCAAGCGCTCATCCAAGCGGCGGACAAGGAAAAGGCGCGCCTTAGTGCGGTCTATACGCTGGTATGCGAAGCGCAGACCAAGCGAACCAACCCGCCCAAGCTGGTGATTGCCGATCATGCGATCGTCCGCTATATGGAGCGGTATCTAGGCTTTGACGTACAACCGATCGTTGATGCAATCGTAGAAATGGCTGAAAATGCCGATCCCGAAGTCGCGATCCGCGAAGGTGTGATCATCACCGTATTGCCGCCGGGCAGCGAAGCCGATAACCTCAACCATTGCAGCGTTGTCGAGACGCCGCCTAAATCAAAGGACAAGTGATGGCCGATATCATCAGTTTTCCGCAATCCGCAAAGCCTAAGCGTCTGCGGTCATTTATGATTGTAGACCAAACCACAGGAAAACCTTGCGCCGCATTGATTGTTGGAAGTGGGTGGACCGTCAGCGATGCGAACAAACTACTACAGGGTAATTTTGGTGTTACAGCAATAGACCAACGGAGCGACCTTGTTAAATCGGAATACGTCGATTAATCCAAGTCCGCCAACCAGTCGATCACCGATCGGACGCGACACCGACACATAGCGACTTCGCTGACAGGGGCGCCAAGCGATGTATCGCCGGGGTGAAGCATTCGCGCTTTGCTGACCGGCGATACAAACGGCTCATCCAGTCCGACCCGCTGACCATTTAACGCCCGGTGCGAAGGACGAACACGACCGTCACCAGCGTCATCCCATTCACGCTTGACGTTCTCATTCTTGACCGCCCCCATATCGACGGCTTGCTTTGTCGCTTCATATTCGGAATGGTTGAGCGCCTGCATTGCTTCGGTCCGGGCGATATTCTCACCACGCCAGCGCAACGCATTATCACGATAACGACTAATCAGTTTGTCGATCGTGTCACGTGGCAATGGCTTACCGGCGGCTATCGCTTTGGCGACCGTGCCGTCGAACCGCTTGTCACGCAGTTCCATCGTAAAGTATTTTTCATCCAGTGTTTCCAGCTTGGTCCGCGCCGATCGCGCCCAACCCTCTTGACTGGCGCTAAGACCGATCGAACCGCCCGTGCGCTTACCGC